TGATGCTGATGAGTTAAAGGAAATTGATATATATGATGAAAATCTATGGTATCAATGCAATCCTTCATTGGGAGAAACGATTGAAATTGATACATTAAGACAAGAAGCACTAGATGCACGACAAAGTGATTATTCAGAAAGATTGTTCCGTTGGCTTAGGTTAAATCAATGGATATCTACTAAAGCTATCGGATGGTTACCACTAACACTATACGATAAGACAGAAGCTGATTGGCCTGACTTGAAAGGGAAAAGGTGTTACCCTGGACTTGACTTATCAACCACAACGGATTTAACAGCCTTGGTATTATTATTTCCTCCACAAGAAGGTTTAAAAAAATGGTATACACTATTCCTTCCTTGGATAACAGATGAAAAGATGCGAGAGCGATCAAGACGTGACCATGTAGATTTTGAAAGATGGGTTGACCAAGGGTATGTAAAAACAACACCGGGGAACTGTATAGATTTTGATTTTGTAGAATCAGAGATATATAGAGTATCGAGTGAATATGAGCTTAAAATGTTAGGATGTGACCCATATTTATCAAGAATGCTTACACAGCGTGTTATGAAAAATGATATTGCAGTAGCAGAGATACCGCAAGATATGAAAAATATGTCTCCTGCCATGAAAAAAATAGAGGAACTTTTATTAAAAGAAGAATTACAACATGAGAAGAACCCATGTGCTAGATGGTGCTTTGGAAATATAAGAGTTGCAACAGATGGTAATGAGAATCTTAAGCCAATGAAGAACAAATCTGTTGGGCGAATTGATGTTACTGTTGCATGGATCATAGCCATGGCAACCGCTATGCTCAACGAAGTGACAAGTCTAAACGACAGAATTAATTCAGAAGAATGGAGCCTGTAATGAATAAATACAAAAAACAAATATCAAACGGATTTAAACAGATATGTAAAATCATTCCCGATACCCTAGCTATATCAGGAGCAGTAAGTATATCATATGGCTGCTACAGAATAGTTGAGCCATTGGGATTTATAGTAATGGGATGCTTATTAATTGGCGGAGCGGTGATTTGGAGCAAATCTTAGAAAATATAAGCTGAGAGGTGGTGATAAAACTGATATTTGATAGAGCTATAAAAAATATGTCAAACTCTTATAATCCTACACAAGAAAATATGACATTAGCTGATCCTAATGAGTGGCTAAAAGGTGTTACAACTGGTACAACTCAGACAGGTGCAATGAAGTTGTCTGCAGTAAATGCTTGTGTTGAGTGCATTACGAATTCAATAAGTAAGTTACCAATATTTATCATGGATAGCAATACGAAAGAACATATTAAACATCCGTTATTGAAACTATTATGCGAAAGACCAAATGAAGCGATGACGCCCAGTGTATATAAGAAATTGGTTGAGACAAATGTTTTGTTAAAAGGGAACGGATACTCTCTTATTGTTAGAAGCCAAAACACTTCAAGACCACAAGAATTGATACCTATTTGTTCAGACTTTATTACACCTTGGATAGATGGTATGGGTAAGTTATGGTATATATTTACTCACCCTAAAACAGGTGAGGTAAGAAAATTAGATAATTTTGATATTCTACACTACAAAACATATTCAGAAGATGGCATTACTGGAATATCTGTTTTAAGTAGGGCAAGTGAGGTAATAAATACAGCAAAGGCATCACAAAATTATGAGAATAGATTTTATACTCAAAATGCAAGACCAAGCGGTGTTTTAAAAACAGAAGCGGAGTTGAATAGAGAAGCCAAAGATAAAATCAGAAAAGAGTGGGAAAGTATACACAACGGAGCAGACAATGCATTTCGAATAGCTGTTCTTGATTTGGGTTTATCATATCAACCAATTTCACTAAATAATAAGGATAGTCAGTTTGTAGAAAGCAAAGGAATTTCAATAGAGGATATCGCAAGATTTTTTGGTGTTCCACTATACAAAATAAATAGCGGAAAACATTCGTATTCTTCTAATGAGCAAAACGGTATCGAATATGTGGTTAATACACTTCATCCAAAAGTAACACAATATGAGGAAGAGGATACATATAAGTTATTATTTGATTCTGAAAAGTTTAAAGGATTAGAGATTCGACGTAATATGATGGCGGAGCTAAAAGGGGATACTGCGTCAAGGGGAAATTGGTATAAGACCATGAGAGAAATTGGAACATTTAGCGCAAACGATGTGCTTGGACTTGAAGACATGCCAAATGTTCCAGGTGGACATACCAGAAATGCCAGTTTGAATTATGTTCCACTTGAATTATTTGAGGAACTTAGTATAAACAGAAATAGAGGTGATAAAGAATGAGACAGTTTTGGAATGTAGTGAGCAATGCTAATACTGGAGAAAACGAGCTAAGGATTGATGGTCCAATTACTATGGAACAGGGTTTCTGGGATTGGCTATTTGATAAGCCGGATCGTTCTGCTACTGGCCTTGAAAAAGCGATTAAATCGTTTAATGGAAAGGATATTACAGTATGGATTAACTCAAATGGTGGAGAATGTTTTGCAGCCAGTGTAATATATACAGCACTAAAAAATTACAAAGGTAAGGTTACCATTAAAATTGATGGTACAGCAATATCGGCAGCTAGTGTTATAGCTATGGCAGGGGATGAAATTTTAATGAGTCCTACATCTGTAATGATGATCCATAATCCTTTGACAGTGGCGCAGGGAGAAGTAAAAGACATGCAAAAAGCCATAGAGATACTTACAGAGGTAAAAGAGAGTATATTAAATGCTTACGTTAAGAAAACAAATAAGAGCCGTGACGAGATATCTGCCATGATGGATAGCGAAAAATGGATGTCTGCAGATACCGCTATTGAACTTGGTTTTGCTGATGGTAAACTATTCGATGAATTACAGAATGATGATGTTATGAATGGAATTATTCAGGGGGCAAGACTGGTTTATAATAGTATCGATAAAGAGGAGTTAGCTGTAAAGCTTAAGCAATTCCTTGAACAAGAACAACCTAATAATGGAGCTAATAATCAACCTGATAATGAGGTTGATTTTTTAATGCTTAAAAACCAAATTGAAATTGAAAAATCAAGATTCTAAGAAGGAAAGAGGTATATTCGATGAAAAAAATCTATGAATTGAAAAATGAAAGAGCAACATTATTGACAGAAGCAGAAAACGCTCTTACGGCTAAAAATATGGAGCTGTACAACTCAAAGATGGCAGAGGTAAAAAACCTTAATGATCAGATTAAAGCACTGGAAGATTTAGAAGCGGAAAACGGGAAATTTACAAATGAAGGAATTGCAAATTTATCCGGATTAACTGCAGGTACAATCAATAGAAACGATAAAGAATACCTTGATGCGTTTTTCTATGCTATTACCAACGGTGTTACACCAATGAATGGAAAGAACGATGCGAAGGTTGCAGTACTTTATAATGCATTAACCGAAACTGGAGGTACACCTGCTGGTAAAGATGGTGGCTTCTTAGTGCCTACATCATTTAACGATATGATTATCGAACAGCGTAGACAGTTGGTTCAGTTGTCTGAATTATTTAATGTTGAAACTGTAACTACTCCTACCGGATGGAGAGCAGTTGACACTGCTCCTACAACTGGTTTTGAAGAAGTTGACGAAATGGCAACTATTGGTTCTAATGACCAACCTGCATTCACAAAGGTAACATATAGCCTTAAGAAACATGGGCTGAGAGTACCAGTATCAAGCGAGTTGATGAATGACAATACTGCCGGACTTATGGCATACTTAGCGCGTTGGTTCGCTAAGAAAGGAGTAATTACTGAAAACAAAAAGCTTATTGCAGCACTCGACACTCTGACTGCTTCAAATCTGACGTCTGGAAAAGAAGTTGATGATCTAAAATCAGCAATCAACAAAGAACTTGATCCAGATATCGCATTAAATGCAGTTATAATCACTAATCAGAGTGGATACGACTTCTTAGATAACATTAAGGATACGACTGGAAGGGGATTAATTCAGCCGGACCCTACAACAGGTTCTCCTATGATTTTCAAGAACAAGAGAATTGAGGTTGTTTCTGATGCACAGCTACCGAACAGAGTAGTAACAGCAGCTGGTGCAACAAAAGGAACATATTATCCGGTATATGTCGGAGATTATAAGGTGTTTGCGACATTATTTAAAGGGAAAAATCTCGAAGTTGCTTCTACGAATATCGGCGGAAACGCATGGGCCACTGACAGTACAGAAGTTAGAGGAATCATGAGAATTGATGTTCAGAAATTAGATACAGCAGCTGCTATTAAAAAAGAAATCTTCGTTCCAGCTGCTTAAGAAGAGGTGATGGAGTGCTAGAAAAGTTAAAGCTAGTGCTAAGAATAAAAAACACCGCGTATGACACTGAGATACAGTCACTTATTAACTCTTGCAAGGCTGACCTAAGCCTTGCAGGTGTTAATTCTAATAAAACAGTTAAAGTGATGGATGGCGATATAGAAAAAACAGTTGTGGATCCTCTAATAGAACAGGCAATTTTATTATATTGTAAATGGAATTTTGGATATGATGAGAATTCAGAACGTTTTAAGGAATCTTATATAAAATTAAAAATCGCTTTAGCTTTATCTATAGAATACGAGGTGGAATAGGTTGTATAAAGATGTTGCTCAACTAATTAGGCTTAGTACTAATAATTCTGAAGTAGAAGAGACAAGAATTGATGTGTTTGTAAATAAAAAATCAGTAGCAAGACAAGAATTTTATGCTGTATATCAGCTTGGATTAAAAGCTATTTATGCATTTGAAATGAGAATAGAAGACTATGAATTATCGAAAGCCATTGATAAATTCACCAACAAACCTGTTTATGCTACAAAGATTATGTACGAAGGTGGAGAATACGATATTATTAGGACCTATGAAAAGAAAAACGGAATAATCGAAATAACTGTGGGGTGATGCAGTGGATGTTAAGTTTGACTACAACGATGTAATAGCAAACATTTCGAATGAATTAAAAAAAATACCGGATGGCTTTGAAAGAGAAGAAAGGTATGCACTGACTAAAATAGGTAAAGTCATAAAAAGTGCGGTGGAAGCTGAGCTTGACGTGTCAGACAATACAGACAATTGGAAGAATTATGATGGTTCTATGCCATATCGCCATATGCGAGATGATGTTAATGTTACAACAAAAAAAGACAAGTCAGGTAGTAGTTATGTTGTTGTAGGTGGCGGTAAACTCACTGCATACAAATGGCACCTAGTGAATGACGGTACCTTCGATTCAAAAACTGGTAGACGTATTCCGGCAACAAGATTTATAGATAATGCCATGAAAAAGATGGAGTACAAAATAAACAATATTGTAGATGAACTACTAATAAAGGTGGCAAATGGAAGCTGAAATAATTAATTTAATCAAAATAAATTTAAACATCCCATGTAGTGATTTAAACGGTTCTTTACTCACGCCATCTGCCACGGTAGAAGTCTATAGCGAAAGTGGCGGTATATTTGGAGACGGAAAAGCGAGTAATGACATAGGATATGTTCAAGTAGATTTATGGTATCCAAAATCACCAAAAGGAAAAGAGGATAGAGATATAGCAGTGAAATTGCTTAAGAAAGCACTGATAGAAACAAATAAGTATACTCATCCAGAGATTCATAGATATTACGATACAACCGCATTGAGGTATAGGGCAACATTTAAATTCAGCGGAATAAT